GCAAGCAATAGCCAGATTAGAGTTAGAACAAAAATTTACTAACTTATCAGCACAGCAAATGTCACGTGGAAAAACAACCTTAAATAATATATTAGAGACTTCAGGAACTGCGGTGTTAGCATCTGCTGTTACTGGCGGAATGGCATATGCTTTAAGAGTTGCTATAACCGGCAACAACGATCCAGAGGAAATGGCAAATTATATTGCGAATAAGCCTGGAGTAAAGAAAAAATAACGTACAAGGAGGTATAAAATGCGTGTAAAATATTTATCAAACAATTGTATACCTTCTGAACTTTACCATCATGGTATTAAAGGCCAGAAATGGGGAGTAAGACGATATCAGAATCCTGACGGAAGCTTAACTGCCTCTGGTCAGGCTAGATACAATACAAGTCAAAATAGCAAAGCTCTTAAGACTAAATATTTAAAAAGGGCGGCGATTGCTATAGGTGTTGCTGCTGGTGTTACATTGGCTGCTTATGGTGGTTATAAATTATACAATAAATTAGGCCCTCAGTATCTAGACAAAACTCTAAAAAATCGAGATTTATATACGTTGTCTTTAAAGGACGTTACAGATAAACTAGAAGATAATCTCGACTCGAATAGATTTTATGCCTCTTTCAAAAAAAGTGATAATAATCTATATCTTAGAAAGTATGGAAAATCATTAATGTCTAGAGCTGATAGGGATATTCCATATGGTTCTAATAACACACAAGAATTACATCAGGTAATAAATAAAGCAAAAAATATTAAAATTGCATCGATTAATAAAACCGAAAAGATATTTGAAAATACATATAATACAGATGAAAATTTTAAAAAAACAGTAAATAGTTGGCTTAAGTCTTCGGAATTGACTAGCAGAATTGGTGGATTCGATTTTAGACTAGGTGAATTATATTCTAAAGCAGAAAAAGGAGACGCAAAGTCAACATATGAATTATTCAATAGACTTGGTTATGTAAATAGGGGAAATGAACATGCCGACCAAATACAAAAAACATTTAAAAAAGTATTAAATAAAAACGGTTATAATGCCATATACGATTTAAATGATATAAGGGGAGATTATAAAGCTAATTCACCTATAATAGTATTGAATTCGGATTCTGTTATACAAAAAGCGGCTAACAAAATTTCTGAAGATACAATCGAAAATGCTAGAAAGAAATATATTATTTCAGAAAATGCTAAAGCTATAGGTAAGTATTCAGCACTAGGATTAGCCGGTTCGTCTGCTGCAGCATACGGTACAACAGAATTATATGAAAGAAAAAGAGGTGATAAATATGAAAATAAGAAAAATAAATAATGATATTTATCATCACGGTATCAAAGGCCAAAGTTGGGGAGTTAAAAACGGACCTCCATACCCATTATCTGAAAATAAAAAATATGTTTATTATGACGATACTATGAGTCGATTTAAAACTCAGAAGAAGAATAATGACCTAAAAAACAAAAGGGACATAATACTAGAATCTAAAAAGTACCAAAGATTTCAGCCTAATAACAATACTTATAACATTGATGACCGAAGTACTTATGTATCATTTGATAAAATAGATAACTTAATATATTATGAATATGCCAAACAGTTATTAAAAATGAAAGGCAATGATAAAATATACAAAATGCAGATTGTTAATTCTGGTAAACTTAAAGTAGCTTCGAATGATAATGTTAAGAACATGTTAATAGACACTATAAACGACGACAAACAATTTAAAACAGCCATAAATAACGCTATCGATAGAGGCGTTATGGATTATACAAGCAAACTGAACCCTGGCGCCAGAAGAAGAAATAAAATATTTAATGACGCGCAAAAAGTTATAAAAAAAGATGTTAATGAGTGGAGCGATAAAGATAAAGACACAATTTTTAAAGCTTGGAATACATCTTTAACTTTTGCTTACGATGAAAATAAAAAGAATATTGATTGGAACGAATACAATAAGCTATATAAAAAACTGAAATCTGAAGGATATTCTGCTATATGGGATGTACATGATATAGAAATATCTAACATGCACACAAGCTCGCCTTTGATTATATTTGATAAATCAAATACGGAATTAGCAAATTCTAAAGAAATGTCAAAAAAAGAAATTACATTAGGTTCTGAATTAGGTCAAGGTATTGTAGCTATTCGTACAATCTATAGAAATGCTGACAAGGGGAGATAAATAATGACTGCATACGTACCAATGATATACTGTACCTCTTCTGAACTTTATCATCATGGTATTAAAGGCCAGAAATGGGGAGTAAGACGATATCAGAATCCTGACGGAAGCTTAACGGCATTAGGTCGTAAAAAAATAGGAAGAAGACAAGATACAGAAATAAAAAAATTAAATAAATTAGAAACTAAGTACAATAAAGCCGTAGACAAAGCATATAAAAAGGAATCAAAAGCCCTGACAAAAGGAAATGTTAAAAGATTAGCGAAAGCCACTAATAAAAGAGAAGTTAGCAAAGAAAAGCAAAAAGAAGCAAAGAAAAAGCTAGAAGCATCAACAAAAGCTGTATCTCAATATACTATGCGAGATTTCAAAATGGAAAAGGATTTCGTTAAAAGTAGAAAAAGGGCTAATAGAGTTTATAATGCCATAGTTCTAGCGTCTGACATACTTTTACCAACACCTACATCCCTTGATTATGTTGTATCATCAACCAAAGATTTAAAACAAGAATATAGAGAACAATATTTAAAGGATAAGAAAAAATATGGAGGAAACTACTCCGATAAAACAGAAAAAGCTATCGACTATTATAGAGCAGCAAAGAAAATAGGTGATGAAGAAAAAATAGCTAAATATGAGTACAAAATGTTAAAAGCTAAAAGAAAAGACGATAAAAAATATGGAACATGGTAAAAAATAAAAGGAGCGAAGAATGCTAAGTAATAAAGCCACGCCTAAGTATTATGCTCGTTTTCGAGAGCAAGTAATACGAGGCGAGATACCGGTTAATGAGGAAATCTCGATGCAGATGAATCGTATAGACCGCCTTATCGAGAATCCCGATTATTACTATGATGACCACGCTATCGACGGCTTTATACGATTCTGTGAAGCAGAACTAACACAGACAAATGGAGATGACTTAGAACTTCTTGAGTCATTTAAACTTTGGGCTGAAGACGCTCTAAGTTGGTTCTATTACGAGAAGAAAAAAGTGTTTCTTAGAGGCAAGAATGGCGGAAAAGGTCATTATGAGTATGTAAAAATTAAGAAACGACTACGAAACAAACAATATTTGATAGTTGCCAGAGGTGCAGCTAAGACTATGTACGCCGCTTGTTTGCAGGCGTATTTTTTATTGTGCGATTTACAAACAACAGATCAAATTACAGTAGCTCCAACTATGGCTCAGGCTGATGAAGTATTATCGCCGATAAGAACAGCCATAGCAAGATCTAAGGGTCCACTATTCCAGTTCCTTACAGAAGGCTCTAAGCAGTCGACAAACAACAAAGCAAACAGACCTAAATTGGAACCAACTAAGAAGGGAATTCAAAATAACCTTACAAATTCATTACTTCATATCTTACCTCTATCAATAAACAAGCTCCAAGGCTATAGATGTAAATATGCTACTGTTGATGAGTGGCTTTCTGGTGATCTACGAGAAGACCCTATAGGTGCTATAGAGCAAAGCTGTGCTAAGGGCGGAGCCGAGTATTTGATAATTGCCACTTCTTCAGAAGGAACAGTAAGAAACGGTTCCGGAGACACCATCAAACTTGAACTTATGGATATTTTAAAGGGCAAGTATCAAAACGACCATGTGTCTATATGGTATTACCGTCTCGATAAAATTGAAGAAGTCTCTGATCCAGATATGTGGATAAAAGCCAATCCTAATATTGGTTTAACCGTATCATATGAAACATATCAATTAGATGTAGAAAGAGCTGAAAACGCACCAGCTACTCGAAATGATATTTTGGCTAAACGATTTGGAATTCCTATGGAGGGTTATACCTATTTCTTTACTTATGAAGAAACTGAATTACATAGAAGACATTCATTTGAAGGTATGCCTTGTTCACTTGGAGCAGACCTTTCACAAGGCGATGACTTTTGTGCATTTACTTATATGTTCCCACTCAGTGATGGATGCTTTGGAATTAAAACTCGAAGTTATATAACCAAATTGACTTTAGATAATTTGTCATTGGCTATGAGAATTAAGTATGAAGAGTTTATTAAAGAAGGCAGTCTTGTAATCATGGATGGTACTGTTCTTGATATGAACGAAGTATATGATGATTTAGATCGTCATACAGAAGAATGTGACTATGATTTAAGGTCTTTTGGATTCGATCCATACAATGCTAAAGAATTTGTAGATCGCTATGAAGCTGATAATGGACCTTATGGTGTAGTAAAAGTTATACAAGGTTCAAGAACCGAATCAGTCCCTCTTGGTGAATTGAAGAAACTAGCAGGAGAAAGAATGCTGATATTTGATGAGGAACTAATGAAATTTGCTATGGGAAATTGCATAACAATAGAGGACACAAACGGAAATAGAAAGTTATTAAAGATGCGTCATGATGCAAAGATAGACAATGTTGCGGCTATGATGGACGCGTATGTTGCGTATAAGGCATTCCAGGACGCTTTTGAGTAGGTGATATTTATGGAATTACAGCATCATGGAATAAAAGGTCAACGATGGGGTGTTAGACGTTATCAGAATCCAGATGGAAGTTTAACTGCTAATGGATATCTACATTATGGGTATGGAAAAAAACAAACATTAGGAAAAAACGATGTTTATAGAGTTACATCTAAAGGGATTGACAGATTTATAGATAACAATGGTGAATTATCTAGTCAAGGTAAAAAAATATTAAAAAATACAAAGCTCGTAGATAACATACCCGAATTTGCTGATGGTAAAACAAAAGAACAATTAAAAAAAGAGGCTGGAGTATTTAAAAAAGGCAAAGATGAATATGTTAAGAAAGGCACATATGTTTATCGTCTAGCTAATGGCGATGAACCAATCGATTCTAGACGAAAATATGTATATTTAACAGAAGACGATAAAAGGCAATACGGTTCAATGACTGAATTTTTTGATGTCGCCGGTAATCTTCATAGAGATACATATGAATTAAAAAATGATATAAAAATAGCGCCAATAGAAAGTACAATGGATTTCATACTTCGGGATTACAAAAATGTCAAAGTTAAGGATTTAAATTTAAAAAATGGAAAAGATGAAATATATGACAAAATAATAGATAAAATAAAAGATAGAACCATAGAATCTGTACGAAAAGAATATGAAAATAATTATAAAGGAAAAACCGTAAATTTAGATGATGAGTTTTCTGGTTCAATAAATAAGCAAATAGAAACCAATTTTACAAGTAATTATTATAGAGCTTTAAGTGATGTAGTAAATACTACCCTTAGTAAAATAGATGATGTTGCTATGGATTCGGAAATAACTAAACACTATTCTAAATTGGGCTATGATGCTATAACCGATCCTAATGATGGATATGAATTTGCAACATATCCATTGATATTATTGAATCCTGAAAAAAGTGTTAAAAGGATAAGACATGAAAATCAGTTTATGTAAAGAAAAAATAACTAAGGAGGACACTCAAAATGGCAAAAACAATTAGAGATGAATTAAAAGACTCTTACCTCGCAGCAGGAGGACTTCAGGAAAACCTTACTAATGACTCACAGACAATCGCTGGAATGATTGCGGCTAAGAATAACATTGCTATAAATAGCATTTCAAATGTGTCTGTAACACCTAAGCTTAAGACTGATACTATCTATGGTTACACAGTATCTGATCTTCAGGAAGATGTTGTTATTAAAGATGGAAAGTTCTTAGGAAAGCTTAAGTATGTGAAAGAAGGTCAGCTCGCTGATTATTGGGGACCTGGTTACTTCTTAGCTGTAGATTACGCTGATGATAACTCAACTGGTGCTACATATAAGACTGGTTACTACCCATCAGAAGGTTCTGGCTTTGTAGATCTCACAGTTCCAGATGACGGCGCAGGAAAGATCACAGATAAGAATAATCAGAGACTCTATGTATTCAAGACTGTTGGCGGAGTAGAACATACTCAGATCTTCGACCTGTCTGGACTCACACTTCTGCCACCAGAAGATGAAGAATAAAAATTCAAAATAGCAGTAACAGGAGTTAGTTATGGCAGAAATTATTACAAGATTCCAGAATGCCTGGAATGCCTTTATAGGCCGAGATCCAACAAATAGGTTTTTGGATAATAATTGGTACGGTGGGTATTCATATAGACCCGATAGAACTAGGATGACTTATGGTAATGAGCGTTCCATCATCTCATCTATCTATAATAGAATTTCTATAGATTGCTCTAACATAACTATCCAGCACATAAAAACTGATGAAAACAATCGTTATCTTGAAACAGTAGACTCGAAATTAAATAACTGCCTAACTCTAGATGCAAATTTAGATCAGACAGGTAGAGCTTTGATTCAGGATATAGTGCTGTCAATGTTCGATGAGGGTTGTGTTGCTGTAGTACCAACCGATGTAGACATTCCAAAAAACAAAAACATAGAAGACACCAATTCTTATGACATTATAACATTAAGGACTGGTAAAATAGTTGAGTGGTTCCCTTATTATGTAAAAATTGAGGTATATAACGAAAACACGGGCAAAAAGCAAATAATCCAGATGAATAAAAAGGATGTTGCAATTATTGA